GAGATTTGGTATCATCACCGATATTACCTTTAGTTTGAGTAACATTAATCTCTTGGTGTTTTTTATGCATTGCTAATAGTGCATGTGCATTATCAGCTTGCTGTTTAATCATCCCTGTTAATACTTCAATAGCACGGGGATGTTCAGACTCTTCTGCCAAGTCTTGTGCCATTCTCAGACCTTCTTCACCTGAGTGTAGAAGAGACCTAAGAGTAGAACGAATAAGGTCTAGGTCTTCATCATAACTAGAATGAACACTCTCAGGAATATCTCTCTTTGGCACAATACTACTAGTCATTATACACTGTCCCCTTCACCCGGAATAATAAATGTTTCAGTAAATCCATAGTCACTATCAGGACTTACATTCAAAGGATTGGGTTCAATAATAATGCGTTCAAACAAGTTGTCTGAATCTGTAAGACTGTAAGAACCTACAGTTGGAATGTCTGGATCACGGAAGTCAACAATAGCCTTACGGATGATAGAACTATCTGCAATCGGACCATAGAAGTTAGTTTTGATTTCAAAGTCTAATGTATATATGATAGTTCTTCTGTTCTCTAATGAACCTTCATAATCATCACTAAAAGAAATACCAATCAAAGAAATAGGAATATCTTCTTTGATATTAGGATAATCACTAAACTGTTTCATAGTAATAGTAAAGGTAGGATTAAAGAAAGGAATAATCTGCTCAAGTATTTGAACAGCATCTTCATTTGTCTTTGCCAGAATATTCAATTGAAAGTTTAGAATATAGGGAACAGCAGTAAAGAACTTAGTCTTTTTATTATTATCTGAAACAACAGTTTCTGTAAAGTTATTTGTTTTAGGTAATTGTCTAGTAGGATCAAAGTAAAGAGACGACATTTCAAATCCCATTCTAGGGAGTTTGATTGCTAATTTAGCATCTGACATGTCTTCTGTTTCACGAATACGATCTAAGAACTTTTGTTTTGGAGAGTAACTTAGTGGAACTTTGATTTGACTGATAGCACTACCACTAGAGTCTTTACGAACCAAGTAAATATTATTAAATAGTGTTCCAAATACAGCTACGCATTTACGAATCTTTTCATGGTAGAAGTGCTGATTTAGCATTTTATGTCACCTCTCCAAACGGATTACCTTCACTAAAGTCAATAATATTATCACCTTCAGTTTCAAAGATATCATTTTGTTGTGTTACTTGAATTTGATTATTTTCTCTGGTAGAAATTACAGTGTAAGATGCACTATCGGTTCCAAGACCAGTTGAGAAGATGTTCGAAACACTACCCGTTGTAAAGACATGATACTTACCATCATCTGCTCCAAGATGGACAAGTGATATTTCATTGGAACTATCATTCCACTTAGCAATCTCAGCAGAGAGTGTAACGTTGTTAGCAAGACTTTGCTGGATAGTTGTGCCTATTTGTAATGCATCACTATCATAGGCACTATCAAATAGAGTCAGGATATACTGGTAAGCATAGTCCTGTTCAATCTGATCAATCTGTGCAATGTCAGTATCAAAGTCTTCATCATTGTATTCAAACAGTTCAATCTCCATACGGAATGTTGGAAGATTAGATAACTGATAGAATGGTTGATCATCAATCACTCGCATGATTTCAAAGATTTGATTTGATAATGGAAGGAAGATCAAGTCACCTTCATTTGGTCTACTCTGTGAAGATGAATGGTCAAAGGCAACTTCTTGCCATCTACGTCTAGAAACATGAAGTGTAGCTCTGTCTCTGATTTCTACACCAAACTTACTAAAGAGTTCTTGGTCTCCATCAAAGTTATCAATGTTTTCCAAATACATCTCAATCTGGTAAGCATCTTCAAACTTAGATGCAACATCTTCACCAAAGATTTTATCTTCTGCTACAAGTGTTCTAGGCATATAGAATATATCTTGCCCATACATCTTGAGAGATTCGATAACAATATTTTCGTATAAATCTTGTTCTGATTTTACTGATTGACTAAAGTAAAGATTAGTTGCCATTATACCTTATCCTACAAAAAAGTCAACAGGCAACTCATATGTATTACGCAGTTTATCTTCTAACCGCAACATTTCCTGAGTAGCATCATCATACAACTGTCTACCATTTAAGGTAACACCACCCGGAAGTTGCACACCTTCAAACTTGATTAGGTTTGCTCCCCACTGCTGTTTGATAGCCTGTGTAAGATATTCTTTTACAAACAAATCATTATATACATCTGTATGAGTTTCAGGGTCTACAGTCTTGAATGTTTCAAAGACAATATACTCACCTTCAATAATATCCTGTTCTGCAAACTTACCGTGAATGTATACTCTGTTCTGGTGTCTATTAAAGTCAATATGTGGATAACCAGTCAGCTGAGCATCTAACAAGGCAAGATATTGTTTGGTCTGCTCATAGTAGGCGAGATCACCAATATAGGTGTTCAAATCATAGATATCATTCAAGGACATTTGATACTTAATATCAAACATTCCAGCAGAGTTACCTGAACCTTTTACCATAAACAGTTTCTTAATATAGATGATACTATCGTCTACAGTAATATAACCATTAGTAATATCAGTAGATGTTACTTGATGTTTGAGGAAAGTTCTGACTACTGCATCAGAATGATACTCCTGATACAACTGGAGTGTATCATCAGTTCTATCTTCTAACTGATCAATATCTACGTTGATTTCAATAACAGGTGCGCCAAGTCTTCTTAGACAATGATCTATGAGTTGGTCTCTTGTACTTGGTTTAGCCATGTCTTTTCCTTAGATAACTACATTTATTATATATTTATCAATCTGAAGAGTCTAGACTAGAATCAACTAGTGGTGCATTAGCAAGATCAGAATCAATCATTGCTTGCCATGCAGCATCTGCACCGGGTAATTTATATGGAGATGGAATTCCACCACTACCTTTAGTATTAACCAAGAAGATTTGTGAACTATCAAGAAGTTCATTCGAAACTGGTTTGTCATAACACTTTACGAAAATCCATGCTTCTCCAGAATCGCCTACAAATGATCTTCCAATATCAAAACCGCTTCTAGCATAAGTCATAGCTTGCTTTTTAGGAGATTTATTATTTCTTCGCATAGCATACATATACTCTTTTCGAGTAGCAGTATTCATACTTCCTTGTGCAATTTGTTTTAATTCTTGCGTTAGTGTGAGAGACATTTTAATACACTCCTATGTCATATCTCTATTATACTGGTGTAATCGTATCACCAGCACGACTTCTAATAATAACTTGCTTAAGTTCATCACCACCCGGACCATATCCTCTTACATCATTTGGATCAGTGGGCCCTACTGTAGAGTTTCCATTTGAATCTATATATGGAGAATTAGTAATAGTGGACTGTAATGCAGTTCCAATAGAGTTTGTAAATACTCCAAATACTGTCAATCTACCAGAACCAATTGATATGGAATCTAATTGTCCTAATGCAGATATTACATCACTATCTGTTCCTCTATTAGAACGTGCAGTCAGAATACCAGTAGCAGAATCTCCAGTCAATAATACATCATTAAATGGATTAATATTAACTGCTGAATAACTAATTTCTCCTAGATATGACAAAGAGACTGTAGATGCTGTTCCAGAATCGCCATCAGCTCCTCCAGAATCACCACCTATACCACGGGTGCCACCTGTAAGAGTAATAGTAGAACCTTCAGATACAGCAACAGAGTTTATCCAAGATAGACCGCCGCCACCTCCACCTCCACCAGCATTAGAACCGTTAGAACCACCTGAACCACCACCCGGACCAATAGCAACAATACTAACTGAGTCTACGCCTTCAGGAATAGTAAAAGTAGTAGATAGTGGTGCACCAACAAGAGTAGGCGTCCAAGTAATTGTGCCGTCATCGTTAGAGGCATCTTCAGGATGTGCTGTTTCTGTTGCTACGGTAAACGAGATAACGTGGTCGCCGCCTGTTGTATTAGTGGGGCTAGGTAATGCTGAGGTATGTGGAGTGAAACTGCCAGTGTAACGGGCGACGCCTTTGGTAAAACGCACGTCGGCCAGTTTGCCATCAAAAAAATTGGCATTGGTTCGGTTCCGGCCAAACTGCAGCTCGTTATTGCCGCCAAGATGAAGTTCTCGATAGCGAGCGTTTGACTGGCTAACGACAGTGCCGTCCACACCGAGATATGCCGTGTTAGTGGATCGAACAAAGGACACGGCCAAATGGTGCCAACCTGTAGTAGTGATCTCAGTGTCGTTTGTCAGCGTAATGTTGCCGCCACCCCCATTGTCAATCATGAAGAACGAGATTTTTGGAGTATCGCCAGACGGTGTCCGAATGTGGAAGTCGAATTCTCCAGTGTCGTTGGTTGATGCGGTATCAACCTCATCCCGGTTGGTGCAAAATGGGCCTGCAAACTGCGTAGTGGCATCAAACTTTGCGTAGCATTCCATTGTCCAGTCGCCACCGTCCAAGTCTATGTTGGACAGCTCTATGCGGTCTTCATCAGCGCTACTAAAGTCCAACACGTCTTGTGTTGATCCATAAGGCCCGGCGATCTGTGACACTGCGGTCCCGTAGTTGCTTACGGTTGCGGTCCCCGAGGCATCTGTTGAGGCGCTAGACCCATCCAGCAGCAGCACCACATCATCAAAATTTGTATCGTCTGTGTATACCTGTGTATTCAGATAAGATGCTGTGCAATTACTAGCAGAGCTTACGTCACTTGCTAATTGAGAAGAACTGTATGTCACTGTGCTAGGAATTCTAAAGATAGCAATACCTGAACCGCCATTACCACCTTGTATGGTAGTAGCAGCTGTTGTGTGGTAACCGCCACCGCCACCGCCACCACCGTATCCAGAACGTCCATGAGTCGCTGATGATGTATTAAGTGTATCGTTCCATGCTACAGAAGCTACAGATAAGAAACCACCAGAACCACCACCGCCGTCACCGCCTTGGGAGGACGTGGATGAATTACCAGCATTTCTATGACCACCTCCGCCACCGCCAGCACGGACAATGGATTTACCAGTAATTGTAGAAGCAAGACCGTCTCCACCATTACCACCTAAAGTGGTTGCGCCATCAGCACCAACTGCCCCGGCAC